GCTCACCACGGCTTTGGTAAAACTTATCAGTGCCGTAATTTTCAAGAACGATACGGCAAAGGATTAATCTTGTCGGGTGAAAGTGGATTGAAGTCTGTCGAGGACGTCTCCATTGACTACGTTCCTTTTACCTCATGGGATGGAAAGGTAGATGCCGACAAGGGTATTTATTCATTCCGTGGTATCATCAATATGATTAAGGATGAGGGCTTCCAGAAACAAAATTATAAATGGATTGCCATCGACTCAATCACTGAGTTGTCAGAACAGTTGGTAGCTCATCTCGAAAAAGAACACGAAGGGAATAGCAACGGTTTCCAAATGTGGGGTGATTACAACCGCCTCATGTTGGGTGCGTTGAAGTGGATTAGGGACTTACCTATCCACGTCTATGTCACGTGTCTGGCCGGAGAAGAGAAGGACGCCAATGACGTCACTCAATACTGGCCACTAATCAAAGGCAGTAAGATCAGTAAACAAGTCCCTGCCTTATTCGATCATGTTCTCTGTGGTGTGCGAGCTACCGAGAAAAACGACCAAGGAACACCGAAAGTCAAACGGTATGTTGTGACTGATGAGGTGTCAGGTTGGCATGGAAAAGTCCGAGATCCAAGAAACAGGTTGAAACCCTACGAGCAGATTGACGACATCACTGCTTTGTTTGCTCGCATGGCATTGCCAGACAAAGAATTTGACGCTTACCAGAAAAACAAATCTGAACAAACGAAAGGAGAAAGAGATGAGTGATTGGAATGGCTTTGGCTCACTCGACTTATCAGACGTCGAGGAGAGTACAGGTAGCATGTTGCTATCGGAAGGAGAGCACACGGTAAAATGCACCGAGGCTGCAATGGAAGACTTCGGGGGAGGTAACAATAAGAGACTTCGCTGTAAGTTCGAGTCCATTAACGGAGCAGGAAGTCTGGGTCATAGCTTCAATGTGGTTCACACCACAAGCAAGCAAGCCCAAGAGATTGGAAGAAGGATGCTCAAAACTTTTTTGAGCGTGTCGGGACATCCATCCCCAGACAAACCGGGAGATGTCGGGACACTAAAGGGATTAACTGCCCAAGTCTATGTCGGCATGGGCAAGCCTTATACAAAGGATGGCGTGGAGAAGCAGTATCCAGAAATAAAATCTTTCTCCCACGTCGACGGGGTTGCCGCCAAGCTAAGCGAAAAGGACGACAAAAACACCTCCGAGGATTTAGATGACGATATTCCTTTTTAGGAACGCATTTTTTTCCCCAACTGGGGGGAGTTATCTCCCCCCTTTTTTTTAGCAACGAGATGAAAATGAAAGCATCAGACGTCGTAACAGCTATAGATAATGGGTACGACAAAGAACGCAAAGAGAAACCAAGACGATACATAGGAGCTTCTATTGTTGGAAATCCTTGCGACGCCATGCTTGCTTATAACCTACGCGGTTTTCCTAACAACCCACCAGATGCGAGACTCCAAAGAATTTTTAATTTGGGCCACATACTGGAAGATGTTGTTGTCAAAGATTTAAAAGACAAAGCAGATCTTAGGGTTTGGGAAGTCGATGCACTTACCAACAAACAATATACTTATGAGTCGTGGGGTGGACACATCGTTTGCCACACAGACGGTCTTGTTGAGGATGAAGACGGAGATGTTCGTATCTTGGAGATCAAGACTATGAACGACGCATCTTTCAGTAAGTTCAAAAAGTCAGGCGTCAAGATAAGTCACCCCCAGTATTTCGCACAATGCCAAATGATGATGGGGATGAGTAGATGTCTGGAGAGTTTGTTTATTGCAATCAACAAGAACAACTGTGAGTACCACGCGGAGATAATAAAGTTTGATGATTTTGAATACACATATATTGAAGAGCGAATTGAACGCGCCATGTCTGGACGGTCTCGAAAGATTAGTACAGATGGAACCGACTGGCGATGTAAAGGATGTTTTAAAAGGGGTGTCTGTTGGGGAGATACTAAAACCCCAAAACACTGTACGACTTGCGCTTTTTCCGTGCCTAGACCAGACGGGAATTGGCAGTGTACCAAACTGGACGACGAGGCAAGGGAAGTTTGTGCAGAATATAAGCAGTTTGAACCCCTCTCGAAGGAATAGAATAGCTATGGCATTTACTAAAATAATAGAGGAGTTTCATCAGCTATCGGAAAAACGGTCGACGCAACTGAGGAGTATTAAACAATGTGAGAATGACATTGTATCCATAAGTGAACGCCTCGAAGTCTTATCAAAGAAAGATGACGGGACAAAGGAGTTTATAGATCAGTTTTCCAAGGCAAAAGATAAGCGACGGCGACTACGCGATGAGGTCGCAGACTTGGAACATGATGTCCGCATGACAGAAAGCGAGATTGAAGCACTCAGAATGGAGTATCAATTCGTTGTCGATCTGGAAAGCGGCGACAAATGAACAGAGATGAAATTCTAAGAACAGCAGAAGAGCTGATAAATGGAGAGCGAGCACAGGATTACGGCTCAGCACACGCAAACTTTTGCCGCATAAAGCAAGGGTGGAATGTAATAATCCAATCCGCATTAAAATCTCACGGGGAAATCAACGAAGGCCACGTTGCTTTAATGATGGCATGGGTAAGATGGCCAGACTTTGTGAGTCAATACATCACGAGGATTCTTGGGTAGACTTAGCAGCATATGCCGCACTTGGTGGTGAGCTTGCGCCCCCTAAGATATATTCTCGATCTGAAAATGCGGCCCATCCATCGACACCCGACGCCCCTGATCCTGACGAAGTTTGACATAAGCCTCGGTAAGTTCCTCGCACGTTCCGTTCCATTGAGTAATAGGACAATGCCAAGCGGCTCCCCAAGTAATATCAAATGATCCACTCACCTCCTTAGATGCTTCCAACATTGCATCGGCAATCTCATCATAGACCTCAATCTCCCAACAGACGTCACCGTCCCAGTAAGCGACACAGTCTATGGCATGTGAATAGCCATCATCTTGCACTAAATGTTTAGACTTTAGCGTCCAGCTTCTTCCGGCTGCCTTTAATTTCTTTTGGGTTTCCATGTCCCTAACACCGCAGGTTATGCCGAAGTCTATCTTGCTCCGGGCAATAGCCAGCTTTGCAGTTTCCACAAGTAAGGGATGAACTCCCATCAGACGTGAGATACTGCGGTTTCCAAATCTAAACATAACTTACCTTTCTAAAATAGTAAGAAGCCAGCAAGAACACCAAGCGAGAATGTAATTCCCATCATGGTCTTATGTTCAAGCGAGCCGTGGATTTCATTTACAACCGCAGTAAACTGAGCGATTATTTTTTCTTTCACTTTGTAACTCCTTTAAATTTCTCAAATGTTCTCAACGATCCCAAACCTAAAAGTCCGCCCAAAACTGTGAGCAGCGCAGACATATCGAAGTCTGGTAAGTCTGGTACTTCAAGCCCCGCATAAGTCAGCACGAATATTAAGAGCGGCTGAAAAACAAAGTGCCATCCGAACGCAATCGCGCAGACCCACCCGACTAATGGCCTCCAAGACGACTTAAACCAGTTGCCTTGCGCTTCCATTTTGTTGACTTCGATCTGAGCGAGCGCGACTTCATGCGCTTGCTTCTCGGCCATGGTTGCTATCTCATGAGCGAGGGCTGCTTTCTGATCTGCGTCGGGGATAAACTTGTCTAGTAATGAACTAACTGGGCCAATCAATGCCTGTAACATAAGGAACCTCCGTAAAGTGACGTGGCCCTATAATCCTAAATATAGTTTAAGCTGTCGTCCTACTTTGGTTTCTTACTGGCAAAGGCTGTAGCCCCCATGTATGTCCCGACCACACCAGCCTGTGCGATGTAAAATAATCCTAGCAAGTCTGATAACGCATTGACACGCTCCACGGGAATGATCGGAGTGAACAACAGGATTGTAAACACAAGCATGGTAAGCATTGCGCCCCAAGCCATACGCTGTTGTTGTTCAGTCTTTTCTTCTCTCAGCTCCAATTCAAGCATCTCTTTGGCTCTCGCCATTTCTTCGTCAGTCACCGTACCGTCTCTGTTAATGTCATACCGATTGAAGCGAGAGTTTTCCTCAAGCCTCTTTATCACAAGCCGCTATCTCCTAGTCCACTACCCAATCCACTGCCTCCAAGACCAGCATCACCCAGTCCAGAACGCTTCTTAGATTTTGCTTCTCCGGCTATCGAGTCAACGATGCCTTCTCTTACAGATCTGATACCGCCAGCAACAGGTATTCTACTTGCTACTGCTCTTGTACCTGACCGTTCTTTAGCGTTGCTATCGTTGTCTGCAAGCATCGCATCTTGAGCACCAGC